CTTGCACATATTGTGGTATACTTGTAACTAACATTATCTTCTTCCATCTTGCACAATATTTACTTGAGGCGACCCTAATTTAAACGCCGTCCCTACCTCTGTTGCTTCAACACGCATAGCAAACGTTCTACCTCTAACCCGTACATCTAATTTTTCTGTATATACTTCTACAGGTGTAGTTGCTGTTCTTTGTGATGTATTGCTGTCATCTGTCTGCGTAAAACCAGATCCTGAATGTGTTCTAGCTTTTATTGTAAAATCAACTTGTGGATTAATGGATGTAGACCCTGCAAAACTAATATCTGGAACTATCCTATTTATTGATGCAAACCTCTCTGCCCCACCCAAAGCCATTGGTGCAGACTCAACAAATGATGTCATAGCACTGCCATCATCATCAAATCCAGTTTCATGATTAAATAAATATTGACCACCAGTAGCTATTGGCAATGATCTTATACCTCTATCAAGCCATGCCTGTCTAGCAAGTGTACCAAAATACCAAATATTTTCTAAGTAGTTGTATATTACATATTTGTCTATCTCTGTGCTACTTGCACTAGGATAAAACCACCATACCTCACTAAACTCTGTATTAGCACCAACATGCACTTTGTTTCTTTCTTCTACATTTAAATCAAGAAATACCTTGTCTTTTACAGTACATGGCAACTGCTGCGTTTGCCCTGAGTAAATATAAAATGTATCTACTCCCATCCAGTAAACGTTATCATCTATAGCTATAGCTGATGATGGACTCATTATCGTTATGTTCTTTGATAATTCTTTAATACCAAAAGTAAATGGGGGTCCTATAAATCTCATGGCATGTAAGGTTTTATTTGTAAAAACTAATATTTGTTCTTTTGTTTCTACAGCTTGCACAAATGTAGACCCACCACCTAACCTAAGATCTCCTGCTGTGTTAGTGGTTGTTGGAAAAAAATCAACAGGATTTTCCTGTGATGAAAATCTAACTAACAATGGGTCTTGTACTCCGTCACCTTGTGTTGCTGTAGGCGTTGCTCCTAATCCATCACAACCAAAAACAATAACATGCCTATCTTGATCTGATACAAGAACTTGTTTAGCTATTGTTGGGACACTTGTTTCTCCTGAAAATGTACTTGTAGCACTAAGCTCTACTGCTCTATTACCAAGTCCAGTAGTTTTATCCCAATAAAACAAACCACCATCTCTAGGATTTATTATTAAATCTTCACCAAAGTTATCATGTGACCATGTTCTGATTTGCGCACCCGGTGTTGTAACTGATGCGGCATTGCCCCATCCAACAAAATCATTAGAAGAATCTGCATTGCCAACTGCTAGTCTTACAAGTGTATTATCTGCATGTGTTGCTGGAGATGTGCCACTATGTCCACGAGTAACAGTCATAGTATTGTCATCAGCAGTCGCTGATACAAGCATAAGTTCTTCTTCTACAAGTATTACATCATTAGCGGTATTCATGCCTGTTTCATCATCAACATCTACATCAGTTTCACTTGCGTCTAATGCTTCATTTAACTGTGTTGCTAAAGCGCCAGATGTTGTTCCGCTCCACTGTCCTGCACCCCATCCTGTACCACCAACTGTTACATCTAATCCGACATTTAACTGATATATACCAACTACACTGCCACCACCATTACCTGTATCAGATGAGTTTGCTGCAACACTAGATGTTATTGTGTAAGCATTAGAACTTATCAATGATGTTATCTGAAACTCCGCATTTAATATTGTGGCTGTTATTACACCACCTAAACTAACTGCGCCAGAAAATGTAACAAAATCATTTTCATTTGCGCCATGAGCAGGATCCGTAACAGTTATTGTGGTAGATCCATTAGTCGCTGCAAATGTTACATCACCAGCAGATGTTGTGCTTCTGATAGGTGTAATATCACTAAATGTTTGACCCTCTTCTATATAATATTTTAAGTGCGTACCAACACCCATAAAGTCAGAGCCATCTAAAGCAACCCAGTTATGTAGTCTTCTAGCGCTACCTAAATATGTATTAGGGCTAAACTTTTCCCAACCACCTATCTTTTCTGGAGAACCTAACCTAAATCTTATTTTATCACCATCAACAAAACCACCTTCATTACTATAAGGCGTGATGTCTGATACAATACCTGATTTAAATACTATTTTATTTAAAGGCATTATGCTGTACCTCCAGTTAAAGAACCACTACCACTTGATGTAACATTACTAACACCTTGTATTGATTTACCCGATGCCCCACCAGAACTACCACTTGATCCGTTTGTCGGTGCAGTAGCTGGAAAACTTACACTAGTGCCACTCCCATTACCGCCTGTTGATCCACTTGACCCAGCAGCACCAAACGCTCCACCAGCCCCTCCTGCTCCACCAGAACCTGCATTATTAGATCCAGATCCGCCACTTGAGCCAGATGCAGCAGATTGATTATAACCCTGCCCAACACCACCTGCTCCACCAGAACCACCATCTTGTGTGGCTAAACAAGTACCAGAAACAGAGCCACTTAAAGTGTTGTAATAAAAGTTTGGAGCAGAGGTTCCTTGATGGGCAGTTGTACCATAAGAAGTAAAATAAGTTGTAGTAGAAGCTGTTATACCCACAGTTTGTCCATTAGTTAATTGTGATCCTGCACTTGATGTGCTTGTGCTTACCGACATGGTTGGTGTGCCATATCCACTTCCATATGAAGCGCTAATACTAACATTAATAGTATAAACACCAGTTGTATTAGTTTGTGCAGAATAATATATAGGACCTCTATTTGCACAAGATCCACTTAAACCTGTTCCTGCGCCACCCAAAGAATTTATGTCAAATTGTGAAGGATTAATACCTCTGCTAAATTGTCCTCCAATACCGCCCCACAATCTATTACCTACAACACCGACACCGTCTAAGTTATTTCCAGAGCCACCATAAGTTGTAAACCAACTTGGAGAATTATTTTGAGGCGTAGACGTTCCACCACCTCCCTCATCTACTAAATTTGAAAAAGTAGCATTAGCTGTAAAAACACCCTTACCACCAGCGCCACCAGCACCACCTCCGCCACCACCAGCTTTTATTGTGCCATTATTTACTAGAGTAACTGCAACACTGCCATCAACTTGCAAAGCGTTGCCTCCTGCTGATCCTGCCGCTCCACCTGCGCCTTCTATACTACCATTGTTAGTTATTGTTATTGTACCTGCACCAGTGCTATCTATTTTCAATGCTGGAGCAGAGGTGCTAGTAGCACCTACAGTTTGTGATGAATTGATTACTATTTCTTTTGGATAGTTAACTGCAAAGTCATCACCAAAAACACCAACACCACTTTGATCTGTGGCAGTAGATGAGTAAGTTTTTCTAAATGCTCTCTTCTGTCCGTAAAAGTCATTAATAGATAATGGACTACTATTTGCGCTTGTTGGCACATCTGCTGATAAATTAGTAGCTGTATTGTTAGAAGCATTTGCTCTTACTAAAGAACCACCTCTGTAATAATCGTTTAACAAAATAGGGGCAGATGAGCCATTATTATATTCATCTCTTATATCTGATAATGATATTGCGCCACTAGATTGTAATGTCATTATAAACTTGTTCCAAACGCTGTTACATTATTAGCTGATGTTACTGCACCATTAGATCCTAATTTAAAAACTGTTGTGCCATTATATTTAAATAATAATTCGTTATCACCAGTATCTAATGATATTGCCCATTTACTAGAACCAAACAATATAGCATTTCCATTAGTGTCCAAGTCTCCTCCAAGCTGGGGAGTCGGATCTGCAACTAGATCTGTAGGGGCTATAGAACTAATACTAGCACCTGCGCCTGTTCCATCTGCAAAAAGTATTGACGTTAGCCCTGTAGCAACAGCAACAGCACGACCATTCCCAGTTGTGCCTCCAGTTCCTTGTTTTACTGTGGCTGTTTGACCACTACTATTTTTAATAAAATACCACTTTTGTTGATCGTTAGGGTCTATTGTTAAATCAAAAGCTCCTGATGGTGTTCCTGCTAATATTATAATTTTAAACTGACCATTTGATAATGTACCGTCACTTGTTGTAAGTGTTGTGTTACCTGTAATTGTTAATGTTACGGCTCCATTTAAAGCTCTATCAATTATATCAAGGTTGTTGTTTGTGGTGTTACCCCAAGTACCAGCCTGTTCTCCAGAACCTATTTTTTCTATTCCAGTATTTGATGTATATGTACTTGCCATTTTTACCTCACTGTATTTCTGTCCAAGTTTCTGTGCCTGATGGCGTTATCTCTGTCCAAGTCTCCGCACCACTTGGTGTAATCTCTGTATATGTTTCAGTTGTGGCATCTGTTACAACGTCTACAAACATTATATCTCCTGATGCTGTTTTTGTAAA